GCCAAAATCCGCTCGGCCCCGGCCCGGAGCCGCGCGGCCCGCTCCTCGAGCTCAGCCGCCCGGGCGAGCTCGTGGCTCGCCGAGGCGAGGCGGTCGCGGTCGCGCTTGTCCATGCTCGCGTGGAGGTCCTCGGCCGAGCACTCGGCCGCGACGCAGAGCGCGGCCCACATTTCGTGCTGGACCTGGCCCGCCTTGCGGGGCTTGTTCGCCGCCCGCCGCCTCCCGAGCTCGACGCCCGCGTCGACGTCTCCCCGCTCGGCACGCTCGCGGAGCTCCCGCTCGGCGTCCCGGTCGGCGCGCATACGGCGCCCGAGCTCGGCGGACGCCTCACCGTCGCCAGCGTCCGTCAGCCGGCGGAGCTCCGCCAGGTCGAGGGTCGTGTAGTCCATGTCCTGTCCCCTACGTCTTAATCAGGTAGTTGGCGACCCCGAAGGGGCTCATGTTCTCGTGGGCCGACGACGACCCGGCGTTGTCGGCCGTGACGTTCGCGTCGTTGCCGACGGTCGATACGCCCGTCGTCTCGCTCGTCGACGTCTTCGTTCCGCTGAAGATCGACGCGGTATCACCGACGCCGACGGTGTTGTTGGCGCCCCCGGCGTCGCCGGCGCCCGTGACGTCGTGGTCGTGCCCCGAGTCGCTGATCGGGTGGGCGTGGGACTCCTGCAACAGGGCGTGGTCGTGCTGAGCCAGTTCGCTCTCGGTCAGCGTGTGCGTCTCGTCGCCGTCCTCGTCGCCACGGTCCCGCGTCGACAGCGATCCGTTCTTCCCGTTGGTCAGGTCCGTGTTGTTCGGGCCGATCATGAATCGGCCGCGGGAGTCGGGGAGGTTGAACGTCGTCGACCCGTCGCCGACGCCGTAGTCCGTGCCGATCTCGGCGAACAGGTCCGCGTAGGTCGTGCGGCTCACCGCTTGGCCGTCGGCCAGGAGGTAGCCCGTCGGGAGCGTCCCCGACTCGTCGCCGGCCCACTGCTTCACCGTCCCGGTCGAGTCAGCGGCCGCGTCACTGAGCATGGCGACGGTCCCGCTCTTGTCAGGCCAGGTGTACTCTCTGTCACTGGCAAGGCCGGTGTAGTTGTGCTTCGCCTTCGTCTCCGCTTGGCTAGAGTCGACGACCGTGTGGGTGAGCTTACCGTCCTCCTCGACCTCAACGATCATGCCCTTCTTCGGTAGACCGCTCTCCTCGTCGATCTCCGCTAGGGCGAACCTAACTTGGTCACGGACGACGTTCACGTAGGAGTTCACGGCGGACTCAACGCCGTCGAAGTACTGCCTCAACGAGAGGTCACCTGGGAGGAAGTTAACCGCCCCGTTGGCCGTAGGTTCCTTACCCTTACTTCGCTCACGAACGTTACTGGTGTGACCGTTCTTCGTCTGAGCGGTACCGGCCAACTTAACTACGGCTGGCTGATCCCTTAGGGCCTTCTTGACGTGCTCCTTCTTGAAGCCCTTACGTCCCGTCTCCGTGAGGTCAGGAGCGGTCTTTGTAGTATTTCCACCCCTGATGACCACACCTGGCACGGCCACACATCGAGGTGTCGAAACATATGGTGGGCTACAAGGCCCACCGTCGTCACCCACCGTCGGCTCACCCTCGTCGTCGTCGGGCTCCTGATCGTCGGGGTTCGGGATGAACGGCGTGCCAGGCGGGGCACCAATCATCCAGTCAGGAATGACGATGTCAACGCCAGCTCCTCCTGGACGAACACCATCGATAAAGCCCTCAAGCCCCGTGGGTGAGCCAGGTAGTGAACCGCCCAGAGGTGAAGGAAATAGGACGTCCTCGTCGTCTTCAGGAGGTGGAGGAGGCGGGTCGTCTTCGTCCTCAATGACGAGGAAGAACGCCTCCGACATCAGCTTGAACTTCCCCTTCCGAGGTCCGCACACCCAAGGATGGGTCTCTCCCGAGTAGGCGATCTTTGCCCGTGCCGTAAACGGCATCTCGGGCGCGTCCTCCCACGGGTCCTCGGTGAACTCCAACGGGGCGTCGTGGTCCTTGTTGAGGTACCAAGGAACACCAGGGTTAAGGTGCGCCGTGTGGCCAGCCTCACCGTCGGCCGTCGTGAAGAGCCGATGCTGATCACCCTGCTCACCCACGTGGATCGGACCGCCCAGTCTGGAGCTCATCGACGCCAGAATGTCGAGCCCGGTAGCCCCCGGTGGAGGCGGCTGGTCACCAGGCTCTCGAGGCTGGCTGCTCTCACCGTCACGGGTACGCGTACGAGTAGGGTCGTCCTCCTCCCCGTCCAGACGGTCGACCAGGTCGTCGATGAAGTCAAAGACGGTGGTGACCTTGCCCACCTGAAAGCCGTCAGGGTCTTCCGCCTGAGGCTGAGGTTCCTCGGTAGGAGGCGGCTCCTCTGGCTCGTCGCCGTCGGCTGGCCCCTTGACGTCAGGCACCAGACCACCGCCGCCGTCGCTCACCAGACCGTCGCCACTGCGGCCATCCTGCTGGGCCTTCCCGTACTGCAAGGCCAAGGACGGACCGTTGGGCACGTTGCACCCGGTCTCCGGCGTCACGACCCTCATCAAGGAGTGCAACGGCGCCCACTCATCGAGCTCGTCCTGGGCGTCCAGACGATAGACCGGCGTCGCCTTGTCCGGGTCGCCGGCCAGGTGAACGGCGATGAGGGGGCTGTCGGCCGGAAAGAAGAGCGGCTGCTGCTCGTTCTCCTGCAGGGCGTTGACCACCAGACCAAACTGACCCTTGCGCCCCTTGCTGCCCTCAGGGAGCTTGACCTCCAGCTCCTTGAACCGGTCGTCCTCGTCCCAGTCATCGCTGCGGACGGGCCTCAACTTCACGTCCCAGCTATCGGTAGAGGTCGTGTCGTCGTCACGAACCTCCGTGACGATGGCCCCCATGGCGAACGACCAGGCGGCCATGTCCTGTCGTTCACCCTCCTCAACCTTCCAGACGGTAGCCCCGGTCAGGTCACCGGCCGTCCCAGGGACCGGACGCGCAAGGTCGTCCTCGGTATAGCCCTCAAACCGCACGGCGTAGACCACGTTGCGCCGGTCGATCGGAGGAGGACTCTCCTCCCGATGATCCTGCAACGGCATGAAGCCGAACCAACCGTGGTCAGCAACATGGGTCAGACGTCACCGTCCGCGTTGGGGCTCCCAAGGAGGTAACGGCGGGTAGCCGCCGGCAACAGGTGGGTAGAGTCACGAGCCACCACGGGGAGGCCGACGAGGAGCTGCGTAGTCAGGTGGCCGTTCGTGTCGAGCATCGTGCGGACCTCCTTGATCGCACCGACGGGGTTGATGACCTCATTTCCTGAGACGACCATGTGGTTGACGGTGAAACGATCAAGCAAGCTCAACCACTCAATGGTTGCCTCGGCCTTGGCCATCGCCCGCACGTGCTTCCGGTTGACGAGCAGCTCGAGTGGAAGGAACCCCGTGTCGAAGATGGCGTTTAGGAAGGCATCCTTGTGGTCATCACTCCAGGCGAAGCGCGCGGTCATCCTACGGGGATAGACCCGCACGTTCTTCGTCGGCCCAGACCCACCGCCCACGTCGACCACCGCCTCCTTAGGCGTGATGGTGTGCTTATGAAGCCGCTTGACGCTGTTAGGGGTGATCGGTACGGCGCTCAAGACGACCGCTAGCTGCCAGCCGTCCTTCAACGCGATCCTCTCCCACAGGGCAACAAACGCCTCCTTCTCTCGATTGAAGGCCCCTGGGTTGATAGCGGGCAAATCTCCACCGACCGTGTCACCGCTCTCGTTCCTGACCTCACCCACCAGACCAGGAAACACCTCAGACGCCTCGCCCCAAGGGTCAACCCGGCCGATGACGGAGAACACGAAGGCCTGAGGGTCAAGCACCGTCACGTCGAACGGGCCAAGGGTAGCATCGCTAAGCTTCGTCGCATAACCCTCAATTTGATAACCGTGGTCCACCCGTCGGCTGCTACGCTTGTCGAGACCGAGACCTCGCCAAGTCGGCTTTACGATGTAGTCCGTGTAGACCGCCGCCTCAGCCCGCGCCCCGGTCGACGGGTTCACTACGGCTACACGGTTTGCACGAATGGCGAGCAGCCGATCGCGCCACTCCTTGATGGGCTGAAACGTCTTCCTCCAGTGACGGTGTAGAGCGTCGAACCGAGCGACCCAAATCGAGTCCTTCTCCCCCTCATCGGCGGTCGTGTATCTGATCCTCAACGCCCTAAAGGAACTCGTCGCGTGCTGTCTGAGAAGACGCTGTGAGAGCTCCGGAGCGGCAGACGGACGGGTGGTAAGGTTCCAGGCGGCGATCGCGTCATCGACCTTTAACCACGTCCCATAGCCCACCTTCGTCCCGTCGGTTAACGACAACTCCGCGTCGGGGACCTTCAAGACGTTAATCAGGGTAGGATCACGGCGGTTCTCTACGGCACTCGAGGTGTCGTTCTCCAGGTAGTCGAACCGTATCTCGACCTCTCTGGTAAACAGGACACCTACGCGTCTAGGACGGAGATGCTGTAGCTCGACCCTCTGTGGGACGTCAGAGACGTTGAAGTGAGGACGCAACCGGTTGAGGATACCCTCCTCTTGCTTATTGAGCACGTAGATTAGGTGCAGAAGCCCGTCGTCCCAGACGACGGGCTCAACCCCATGATAGTAGAGCAACGCCTGCGCTAGAGCCACGTCGCCGGCCCCGTCGATGTAGAGCTCTTCAACCTCGGGGTCAGAGGCGCCAGTGACGGCGTTAAGGCCGGTCGGAACCCTGTCGCCTAGGACCTCGTCGACCACCTCGCTGACCTTATAGGGAATCCTGTTGAACCGAAGGGTAAACCGCTTGTACTCAACGTCAGGATCGAGAACGGCCACCTCGATCCGGTCACCTACCGGATGATACTCTCCAACCTTGTGCCGTAAGTTGAAGGCCTGACTGACATGCTGACGCTTCAGCAACCACCTCGAGTCGGCCAGCAGCAAACGCCGACGCTCAGGCGAGGAACCTGGCTCGATCGCGAGGAGAAACACCCCCTTGAAGACCTTTGGTCCCAACTGTAGCTCGCTCGAGAGACCAAGACGTGGCTCGAGCTGCTCGGCCACCCGCTGACTCACCTCCACGTTGGTCTGATAGGGCTGTGTCCCTACCCGTAGAGACCAGGCGATCGCCTGATAGCCCGGCAACCGCACACCCGCATAGATAGCGGTGTGCGTCACTCGGTCACCTCAATGAACGCCCCGGTCTCAGGGTTCTCAGACCTGATGATCGGCTCTTGCTCTGGGGCCTCACCAAGGAACCCACTAGGACGAACACCTTGCTCGTCGCCACCACTACCGCCACTGAGCTCCTCGTGGATCGTCGCAGCAGCGGCTCCACCTCCCCCGCTCCTCGGTCGAGGCTCAGCGCTCTCCACCTGATCAGACCGCTCGTACAGGGAGACCTCAACGAGACTCTCGAGCTCGTTCTCGTAGCCCTGCACGCCGACGATCAGGACGCTTCGACGTCGTCTGGTCTCCGTCCGAACGAACCGTACGCCGTTGAGAGTGAGCGTCTTCGCCTGGCTACCGGCACTCAGTAGGTCTTGTCGACCGGTCCGCTGACGCAGGGACTGCGTGGTCACGACGCGGAAGTGTGAGGCCGGCCCGAGCTCCTCCTCTCGGTCAAACGGTCCACCACCCCAAAGGGGCGTAAGGATCCACCCGTGGCGAACCGTGTCTTCGATCTCCTGACGGTAACGATAGAGGTTCCCACGGTACATCCGGAAGTGGGCGGTGACGCGGACGGCGGGCCCGTTCTCCTCGTACTCCGGCGCAGCGTCGAGCAACACGAGCTTACCGCCGCCGGTCGCCGCCCGCACACGGTCGGCCAGGTGAGGACGGATGGTGTCCTCCCACTTCGACCGGAGCTCCTCGGTCGAGTCCAGGGCCTTCGACACGAGGGTCCGGTACTGCACGATCAGGTCGATCGGCGTCTTAAGCGGACGAGCGTGCCCCGTCTCGTTGTGCTCTCGTTCGGTGATCGAGAAGCTCGTGTCCCAGAGCTGCGAGTCCTGACCACCGGTGCGTTGCGTCCCAAGGAGCTCCTGGAAGACCTTCCTAAACCGTACCACCGTGTCGGTGTCGTTTCGCTTCTTAAGCTCCGGCTCAGCGAGCTCCCAGCTGGCGCCACTGTCGACGGCGTCCTGAACGGAGGACTCGTAGGTCCCGATGTTGTTCTCGTACTGCGTCAACGCGCTGCCACCCGTTAGGGTAGTGTACGCGCCCTCAAGCTCAATCACCCGCTTACCGGTCCGAGCGACCCTGATCGCGACACGACTGTCCGCCCGACCAGCCTGACCAGCGAGGTCCGCCGGCGTCCCAAAGGCAACCTGTAGCTGCCACCTCGAGCAGAGCCCGGTGTTGGTCTCGTCCTGCGCGAGCTTCGTGCACGTCGGCAGCTGATCAAACCCGCTGCCGTCGCTAGGGTTGAAGTCCCACCGGGTCGCGTCACCGATCCCCACCAGGAGACGTTGACGAGGCTTGGTCCAGGCGTCCTGCAGGTCGCTCTCGTGCGAGATGAGCTCCGCCTCGGTCGTCGCCGAGATGAGCACCTCACACTCGAAGCTACCGGTTCGGTACTCCAACGTCAGACGATAGGGCGACTGAATCAGGTAGTCCGTGCCCGCTCCGATCACGAAGGAACCGTAGGTGACCTTAGCGTCAACGGTGATCGCCGCTGTCATCTACCTACCTTGCCCTGTTCGTCCAGTACTCGACGGCCGTCTGCAAGGACTGCTCCATGCTCTGCCAGAGAGGGATGCCCTCGTCCACCAGCCTACCAAGCCTCGTCCCCTCGAGGGCCTGAGCCTGCACCTCCTTCGACTCAGCAAGGATCGCTACCTGACGCTTCTCCTGCTCCGCGCGCTTCTCCCGGGCGAGGCTGATGTCAAAGAGCGTCTGCCGTAGCTCATCGCTTACCTCTCCACCAGCGCGAGCGATCCTCATCGTCGTCCCGCCGACGTCCTCGGTCGCCCGCTGGATCGGAGCGACGACCTCTCCAAACAACGTCCCAAACACGGGCGCCTCAGCGAGGGCGTTCATGGCGGCCGACCGAACGGCATCACTGCTGATGGTCCCACCCGCCGTGTCGCCACCACCTCGGAGAACGGCACCCTGGGCACCAGCTCCAATGGTCTCCGCGCCGGTGAGGAAGCCCGAGAGGAGTGACGTGTCGACCCGGTACCTCACCAGGGAAGAGATGTTGGACTCCTTCTGCTTCTCCTGGTTGAGCCGTTGCTGCACCCGCCAAGAGTCACCGGCGACGTTGGCGGACCGTCGAACGTTCCGGTTGAACCCCTGTAGGTTACGGTTGGCCGCGTTGAGGGAGCCGCCAAAGTCCCGACCACTGCCCCTAGGTCGTGCCACGCGGCCTCCTAACGGCCCGCTCGCTCACGCGCTGGGCAAGACGTCGCAACTTGAGTCCCTTATATCCCTCCCCACCGTCAATCCGGCTGAGCAGCTTTGCCCGGCCGAGCTCCAGATCGTAGTGCAGGTGGGCCTGATCAAGAGCCCACTCGACGTCGCTCTTGAGCCTCGCGGAGGCCCAGGCCACACGATCCACTGGGCTGAGCGACAGCCAGTCGGACAGGGTCAGCTGCACACCCGCCTGCACCGCCGTTTGGGCGTAGAGCGTCGCCTCGTCGACCTCCTGAGGGTCGACGTCGGCGTTGAACTGAAAGACGCTCTTGTGTCTCATGACAAGGTCGGCATGTTGGCGAGCAGGTCCTTCTTGTAGACCCGGTTACTATCGTCGGCCAGGCACTCGAACGCGACCTGCAGGACCATCTCCTGGATGGCCATCATCACGACCTCGGCGTCCTCCTCGAGGAGGCAGATCGCGTTGTAGAGCACGAGCACCGGCCAGTCGTCGGTGTTCTCCGGGATGAAGGCCAAGGTGTCTGAGTGAGAGGTCGACAACCGCGTCCCCGGGTCGACGCTAGGGTGCTTATACCCCTTGTTCTCACGGTTCGGAAAGACCCTCGTCAAAACGTCATCGTCCCACTGACGCAGGCTCACGGCGACGACCGGGTGCTCACCGAGATAGATGACCTCGGTCGTCTGCATGTTGAACTTGTCCTCGTACCCGCGAACACGGTGCCTCGCCACGTTGGGCATGAAGACCAGGTCGTCATAGACCCCGAGCGACGTGCCGTTGGTCGCCCAGTCGGCAGGGGCGCCGGTGACGCCCGTGTAGAGCGTCCCGGCAGGGGAAAGGACAAGGTCAGCGTCTTTGGCGCCCATCTATCAGGGGTCGCTGATGGTCTCAGAGGTAGAGTTGTCGGCGTTGAGCCACCCGAGACCTGCCCTCCAGAACCAATACTGGATGATCCCGCGGGTCGAGTGGATGGTGTCGGTCCAGGTGAACTCGTCGTCGACGATGAAGCTGGTCGGACCTCCCACGACCACGTAGTACGTCCCGTCGACGTTCGTGAAGTAGTCGACGATCAGGTCGTCGACGTAGACCGACCCAGTTGACCGACCGGACAACTCGAGCTCGACGTCGAGGTCAGCCTCGCTGAAGCTCTCGAAGTAGTTGTTGGTCCCCAGGTCGATCGAGACGATGTTCCACGCGGAGTTCGTCAGGCCCGACATGGAGACAGCCTTGCTCACCCCACCGAAACGGAGGGTGAACGTCCCGTCACAGTTCGACTCGCGATAGACCGCCACCTGAACGTACACCGGACGGTTCTTCTGGAAGCGCGCCCGCGTGGTGTCCTTGAGGACCTGGTCGGCCTTGTTGTTGTCCGTGAACCGAATCGACTGGGCGGTCGTCGTGTCAGGGTCGTTCCGGTAGACCGTGTCGACGTCAGCCTCAGCGTTGGTGTTGTTGAGCGTCCAGCCAGCCCAGTCGGTTACCGAGCTGGCAGAGGTCGGACTGCCGGTGGTAGGAGCCGTCCCCGAAAACGTCGAGAACGACGGGTTCTGTACGAAGCTGGCGGTGCCTCGGGCCGAAAGGGCCGAGACGCTGACCGACATCCCGCTCCCTTGGACGTCGGTGAAGTCCCGCTCGGGCTCCTCTCCCTCGAAGAGGAAGACCTCCTCGAACTCGTCGACCTGGTTCTGGTCACGGGTACAGGTGGCGGTCTTGTCCTCCGAGAACAGCCCCTCGAGGTTCTCCCCGTACTTGTCCACCGTCAGCCGCTGGATGTCCCCGTCACCGGTGTTGCCACCAGCGCCCGAGGGGTCACCATAGCTCGGCGCCCCCGAGTTCACGGACTCCGAGTTGGTGTCCATGTACTCGCGGAGCTTCCGCATGATGACGAACGGGTCACGCGCCGGCGTCCCGATCACCCGAGCCAGCTCGAGCAGACCAGGGACCAGCGTGTTTCGGATGTTGGTCGGGGAGAGGACCCGACTCAACGCCTCTCGGTTCTGCCGGCTACGGCTGAGCATCTCCCCGGTGTACTCGCCCTCGAGGGCGGCCTGTAGGGAGTCCTCGATACCGTTCCAGTTGTCGCTGTTGGCGTTGCAGAACTTGTCGAGCTCCTCGAACTGGTGCACGACGTGCCCGATCTGCGTCCACACCTCAGCGAAGGTAGGGCTAGCCACCTACACCTCCTCCTGCGGCGCGTCGCACCGCACCTCGAACGAACCGGCCTGGTCAGCTCGCACGTCGATCACCCTCCAGGTCCTCCCGCTCAGTGTCAGCCGGTCGCCCCTCTTCGGATCGCTGACGTCCGACGAGCTCAGCGTGAAGATCGCCCTCGACTTCTCGTCGATCGCCCCCACGAACTCGTTGAAGATCGCCTTGACCGTCCCCAGGCTCGTCCCGTCCGCCTGAACGTACGTCAGGTCGTCCCCCAGCTGCTCCAGGAGGATCGGCAGGGCGAGGTCCTCGAAGTCGTCCCCGATCACGCTCATGTAGCACCACCCCGCCGTCCGGCAGGAGCTCAAGGTTCACCGCACGGAGCTGCTCGCCCCGGTCCTCGAAGACCAGGGCGAGCACGTCCTGCAGGACCTTATTCCCTCGGTCTACGAGGGCTTGACGCTCCTCGAGCGCCTTACGCACGAGGAGCGCCTCGGTCTTACGGAGACGAACGCCCACGCTACTCCGTGATGTTCCCCATCAGGTAGCCCATCGCGGTGTAGATGAGCTTCTCGTGGGTGTCCTGCCGGACGCGGATGACGTCGCCACGCACCCGCTCCTCGCGGTACAGCTCCACGGTGCCGCCCTCGCTCGAGCCGTCACCGGTCCAGTGGAACGTCCGACCGAGACCGGGCTCGCGGAGGTCCATGGTCGTCGGGACACGGCAGAGCATCGCGTACTCGTCGTCCCAGAGGTCGGCGATCGAGGCGGTCTGGCCCGCGTTCGCCGAGTTCCGGACGGCGGACGGCGTGATGACCTGATCGAGGTCGAACAGCGCCGCGAGCATCTGCGGCGTGATCTGCTTCGGGTCGTCCACGCCGCTGTACTTGATCCGGTCGAGGATCTCCTCGCACTGGGTCAGGTTACGCATCACCTCGTCGTTGAAGATGATCGCGTTGGGCAGCATGCCCGTCTGACCCTTGAACGAGGTGATCGCGTCCTTGACGTCCTGGACGGGCGTCGCGGCCGCGGCCTTCGACCACTCGTTCGAGACGTCGTTCGCCGAGAAGGTCGTCGCGTTGAAGACCAGGTCGGCGACGCGCTTCTCGCGCGCCCGAAGGACCGCGTCGAGCGCCCGCAGGGAGGCGATCCGCTCGAAGTCGATCGTGTAGGAGTAGATCGACCGCTCGCGGTCGTCGAGGACCTCCTCCTCGCCGTGCTCCTCCGTCGCGTAGGAGTCCTGCTCGAACTCCCAGTCCTGCCGGTTGTAGCCGGCACCGGACGCGCGCGCCGTCCGGACGTCACGCAGGAGCGACTCGAGCGTGACCTTGGAGAAGGACGCCGTCTGGCGCGCCACCGAGAGGAAGGGCAGGACGCGGTTGGCCACGAAGCCCTGCATGGAGGCGCGAAGGTCGAACTCCTCGAAGTTCAGCCCCAGATCGGGGCGCTGGAACGTCGAGGGACTGCTGGGGGCCGGCATGGCTCACCTCACCTGCTTGCACGTGATGTAGTCGACGAGCAGCGTCTCGGCGTTGCCACCGCCCGCCTTGACGCCCGCGAAGACGTCGAGCTCGGTCGCGTTCGAGTAGTCGAACCCGGTCGCCGTGCCGACGAGCGTCCCGTCGATGTAGAAGTTGACCGTGGCCGTGTCGGTCCCCGTCGGGATGACCTCGATGGCCAGCACCTGGTACGTCCCGTCGCCCGGGAACGTGTCGGTCGAGAGCGTGACCGCCGTCTGCGTCGTGCTGTCGGAGACCTCGGCCTGCCAGACCGTGCCACCGTCGACCTTGTAGAAGACCGCGCCGCTGTAGCTGGCCTTCGGACCGGCACCGTCGTCCTGGATCGCGTCGTCGGCGACGGCGTCCATGAGGCCGACCATGACGTTGGCGTCGTCCGTGTTGGCCTCGGTCAGCGCCACGCGCGTCTCGAACCAGAGCGGCTTGTCGTCCGCGAACTTGAAGGCCTCGACGGGCGTCGTCACGTAGGCCTGGTCGTTGTCGGTGGTGCCGGTGGCGATCGAGAGGATGCCGCCGACGCCGTCGATGACCTCGACCGTGCCGCCGTCGTTGTTGATGAGGATGAACTCGGCCTCGCTGTTCGCCTCGTCGAAGGCGAAGAAGTCGTCGTGCAGCGAGATGACGTTGGCCTCGTCGTTGAACTTGTCGAGCAGGATCGGGAGGACCTCGATCTCGCTGCCGTCACCGGACGCCGCCTCGAGCGCACGTCCGACCGCCCGGCCGGTCTCGGTGCTGGTCACCTTGCCGTCGGCGGCGGGGTAGACCAGGTCGTTCTGGGTGATCGCCGCGGCGGCGACCATGACGATGGACCCGAACCGGTGCGGGAGGTGGACCGAGACGGGGTCACCGCTCTCGGCGGCCGCCCTCGTGACACCGATGCTGTCCTCGCCGGCATCGGCGTACGACACCTCGTAGTCCCCGGAGAGCTTCACCCTCCGGTACCGGGAGAGGTCCTCGCCCGCGTCGAAGCTGAGGGTCTTCTGGGGGTTGAACTGACCGCTCATCAGGCACCCCTCCGCGGCGTGCGCCGGTTGTACTCGTCCAGGTAGGCCTTGTGCAGCTCCGGCTGCTCCATGGCCACGCGACGACGCGCCTCCCAGTTGCTCAGCCCGGAGCTGAGCTTCACCTGGACGGCGTCGTGCCACTCCGTGATCGGGTCACCCGCCTGGACGTGCGTGCTCCCCGCCATCGCGGGCACCGGCGGCGGCGACGGCTGCCGGGTCATCTTGTCCCGGAGCCTGTCGACGTAGCCGGCCTTGGCCTCGAGCAGGCTGACGCCCGCCTGGACCTGCTTGCTGGCGTACTCCGGGTCGTCCGGGAAGGCCGCGAGGATGTCGGTCACCCTCTGGCGCTCCTCCTGGAGCCCCTGCTGGCGCTCCTCCTGGAGCCCCTGCTGGCGCTCCTCCAACGACGCCTGCGCCTCGGGCGTCGTCTGGCTCTCCTTGCTCATCACCTCTCCCTTCTTCGGGTGTAGGGTCAAAACGCCGTCCTGATCACTCAGGGCCACGGCGAACGTGTTCTCGTCGGCGCCCAGCGGTACGAAGCTGGACTCCTTCAGCTTGCTGCGCTTCACGTGGACGAACGGCCCCTGCTCGAGACGTCCGTTCACCTCCACCTCCTCGTCCTCCAGGACGAGCTCGGCCTCCAGCGCGCGCAGCCCAACGCTGGCCTGCCAGGGGAACCCCTGGTCACCGAGGTTCTGGATGGCCTTCGAGTCGGGGGTGTCGAAGAACTCACCCAGGAGGGTGACGTTCTCCGTGACCTCGGCCTTCGCCATCCCGACGATGCGGTTCGGGTCGTGCTGGCGGAAGATGACGGTCTGATCGGCCGTCTCCATGCCGGTGAGGTCGAAGACCGCGTCGATGAAGCCCAGGTTGACACGGGCGCCGGTGTAGCCCAGCATGAGGAAGGCCCGCCGACCGTCCTCGTCGGGCTTCTGGAGCTGGATCAGCTGCCGCTCCTCGAGCTGGACCGTCTGCGGGAGCTCCAGGCCGTCCTTCAGATCACCCTCGCTGATGTGGCCCTTCAGGTCGCTAGGACGCGGCATCGCTGTCCAACGTGGCCAGGGTCTTCTCGTTGACGTCGATCTCCGTCGTCAGGCTGGTCGTGGTCAGCCCGAGCCGGATCGCGTGCCGAAGCACCATCTTCAGCGGCACGCCGAGCGTGTCGGCGTGGCCCTTGAGCGTCGAGAGGTCACTCGCGTAGGCCTCCGCGCTCACGTCCACCTTGTTCTCCACTGTCCTCCTCCTGTTCTTCGACCCTGGCGACGCTGACCGTCTGACCAGAGGGGTTGTTGAGGTTCAGCATGTCTCGCCAGCTGATCTCGTCCGTCTCGTGCTTCGTGTTGAGCCGCTTCGCGGCCTCCATCGCCAGGTCGATGGCCGACTCCCAGTCCTCAACGATCTCCTGCTTGACCTCGTCCCAGTCGTGACCGCGCTCTCGCTGCAGACGACGGGGTGAGATGAGCCCGTTTCGGAGCCGCTCGTTGTCCGCCTGGACGTCGGTCTTCGGGTCGACGTACGGCCAACCCTCGGTCTTCCAGTTGTGCCGAAAGAACATCGGGTCCCGACGCAGCCTGGTCTCCCAATCAGGGAACCAGTGCCTGAGCATCCGGCGCCAGTAGGGACGATGGAACTGCCGTGGGTACCACTTCTGCTTGCGCTCGAAGCTCTTTCGGGCCTGCTGGAGCACACCTCGGTAGCCGTGGAAGGTGGTCTTCGTGGTGTCCAGGAGGACCAGCTCGAGGGGCATCCCCAGGGCGGCGCCGATCATCCGCAGGATGAGGGCCACGAAGTCCAGGTACTCTGGGTTGGGGACGTTCGGGCTGAAGCCCTTGATGTCCTCACCAGGGCGCAAACGGGCGGTCAGGCCGGGCGAGAGCTCCTCGAAGTAGGTGGTCGTCCCGTCGTCCTCGGTCTCCTCCTCCCGGTTGCCCCACTGGAAGTCCCTCGTACGGGTGATGAAGGCCGCGATGCAGCTCACCACCTGCTGCTGCACGAGTCGAGCGAAGTTGACGTCCTCGAGCATTCCCAGGGTGTCAAAGACGGCGTGAAAGGCCGTGATCCCGCGATGCTGGGTGATCCGATCGGGATCAAGGACGTGGTAGACCTGCGGCTCACCCAGGGCGTCGAACGCGGGCACCTTGGTGAGCATGTCCGAGGTGACGCTCACCGGCACGCGCCGGAGACGCACCTGGTGCTGGTCGGGGTTGCTCTTGAGGAAGTGGTAGTTCAGGACACGCCCGGTCTCGACGTCGAGCTCCACGCCGTGCACGACGTTGTCGAACGACGGCGGTGAGGTCAGCCGTTGTCCCTCGAGGAGCTGCAGCTGGGTCGTCTCCGGGTGAGGCACGGCGCACACGTCGCCGTCGACGAAGGAGTGGCGCAGGAGGAGCCGCTCGACGTCCGAGAAGGTGAACCGCCAGGAGGAGGAGACCAGACGAGGGTTGTTCTTGTGTTCACCCCAGCGCTCCTTCAGCTCCTTGTTGAGCCCAGGGTCGCCCGTGAGGGGCTCCGGCTCCATGCCGCAGCCGAGGATGTTGTCGAGCGCCCGGTTGACCAGCTGGCCCAGGATCGGGTCGTTCCGGTCCATGTCGCGGACGTACTCACGCATCTCCCAGAAACGGAACTCGTTCTGGTAGTGCGCGTCCGCCGTGCCGCCGAGGTTGTAGCGCGTCCGACGGAACCTAGACGGCTCGCTGGCCGAGTAGTTGAGCTTGTACTCCTCCTTCATCTCTCGCAGCCTGGGCTGCAGCTGATCGAGGGCACGAACGACCCTGATCGACTTGCCCGTGCCGGCCGAGGACGGCGCCGAGGACGGTGAGTAAAGGGAGGAGTAGTCCATCAGACGCGTGGTCCCCTACGGAACTGGCGGAAGTCGGGCTTGACGACCCGCGGACCGAGCCGTTGGTTCGGGTCGCGCGCCTCGAGCCACTCTTGAGCCCGCTCGAGCTCGTCCTGGAGCAGATCGACGCGCAGGGTGACCTGGTTCGAGCCCTTGACGGAGTTCGTCGAGGTGCGCCGCAGCAGGATACGACACGCGGTGATGAACCGTCGGGCCTTCTCGAGGCTGTTGTCCTCAGCGTACGACGCGTTGTCGTCGTACGCCTTCCGGGCCGCCGTGGTGCTGCTCGAACCGTTGACACCCACTAGAGGCCACCGTCCAGGCGCTCGAGGAGGTACAGGAGCGTCTCCTGGTAGGGCCTACGGCCCTTGATCTGGCCCTGCTCCTGCAGCTTCTCGGCCAGGACGACCAGGCGGGCGCGCAGGTGGACCGGCACCCTCACCTCGACGCTCCGAGGCAGGAACCGACCGCCCTCGCGGCGCTCCTGGAGCTCCACCCAGAGCCCCTTGGAGCGCTGCTGGGCCTTCCTGGCCCGTCCCTCGATGGTCCCTTGCTTGGCCTTCGGCACGCTTTACCTCCTCGACGCCAGAAAGGGACGCCCGTTGGGCGCCTTCAGACCGGCCTTGGGCCTTGCCCGCTTCGGTTGCTTAGGTTGCGCCCGTTCGACCGTCTTCTCGGGCTCCTTGAGCTCCCCGAAACGGTCAAGACGGATCATGTCCGCCAGGGCACACTGGTAGACGTTACAATCCCACAGGTGGTTGGGAACGCCCTTGGCCAACGGACGCCAGACGAGCCTCATCTTGGTGCCCTGACGCTCCAAGACCTTGTGCTCGCTGACCATCTGTTGGCAGTAGGCGTCGTCCAGCTGCAGACACTCCTGCCAGAGCTCGACGCCCTTGACCTCGTGTCGCAGCCGGAACGCCAGGACGTCCTTGTAGTGGTGGACGTTGACCAGGTTGAGCTGGACGTCGTAGGGGCTGGCGTCTCCAGGGGGCTTGTAGGTCACGCGGTTGGCCTTCACCGGCGCGTGCGCCTCCTGCCTCGCGTGGCCCTTCAGACAGGCGATCCGGTGGTCCTGGAGGCTCCACCGGTACACCTCGTCGGTCCGTTCACCGGTGCCACCGGTATCGATGCCCAGGAGGCAGGGCACAACGGGCGGTCGGACGTCTCCCTCCACCGGGTAGCTGGTGTCCAGAAGGCCCTTGAGCTCATCCAGAGACCACACCCGACCCCAGTCCAGGAGCCGAGAACGGTAACCGTCGCCCCAGGCGCGAACCGTGTACCAGGCGTGGTCGGCGCCGGTGTCGGCGGCGACGATGATGAACCGCGTCCAGGGCGGAGCGACCCCTCGAGGACCACCCCTCGCCATCTTCTGCTCGAAGAGGTCGGCGTCGAGCTTGACCTGCTCCTCCTCGTACGGCAACCCCAGCCAGTTGTTCATGAAGTTCATCATGAGCTGGGGCGTGCTACGCGAACGGAGGAACTCGACGACCACCCGACGCCAGCTCACCCAAGGGCTGTAGAGGGAGGACACGTGGAAGGCCACACGGGCGGACCGTCCAGGCTCGAACTCGAGGCCCTCCTGGTCCACCCAGACGCCGCTGGAGAGGAGCTTGATCTTGTCCCGCTCATAGAGCACCCCGTCGCAGCGCTCACAGGCGTACCAGACGGGGTGCTTGCCGGCCTCGAGCTCGTCCCCCAGCCTCAGACGGTCGTTCTCGTCCTCTGGACAAGGCCCTCCGAGGCCCTTTGGGTTGTCACCCTGCTCACCCCAACGGAGACCCTCGAACCGAAGACCTTGAGGGTGCCCACAGCCAGGACAGGAGACGCTGAAGTGGAGCCGACAAGGGGAGTTCGAGAAGGCGGAGTAGATCAGACCGTGCTTGGTGGTCGGGGTCGACACCAGGATGAGCTTCCGTCGGTGCCCATAGGTCCGCGTCCGGGCCTCCGCGAGGGAGACGGGGTCCGCCTCACGTCCAGCAAAGGGCGGGTACTTGTCCACCTCGTCGCAGATCACGTAGCGACAGGGCCGCGTCGCCAGGGACTGAGGCGAACCGGCGTGCGCCGGGTAGATCTGCATGGTCCGCAGGGTCAGGGCGGTGGACTTCAGGTCCCTCGAGCGCGGCGTCATGTGGCGGAGGAGCCGAGGGGTGCTCTTGATCATCGGAATCAGGCGCTCGTCGAGGTTCTCACGGGCGCTCTGCTCGCCCGGGAAGACGATCATGCAGGGCGCGGGGTCCTCGTCGATCCACCTACCGACCGCGTTACGGGTGAACTCGCTGCCGCCCACCTGGGGCGACTTCATGAAGACCACCTCCTCGGTCCAGCGGTCACCCATGGCGTTCATGATGGCCCGCCCGTAGGGCGTGCGGTCGGTCCTCCAACGGCCAGGCTCGCTACTCTTGCCCGGAGCGAGCTCTCGGTGACGGTCGGCCCACTCGGAGGTGGTCGTAGAACGAGGCGGCGCCCACGCCTGACGCTCCTCGGGCGTCCAGACGCAGGAGAAGTCCTCCGTGTTGCAGGCGGGACAGCTCATCGCGAGGGCCACGAGGGCCACGAGGGGAGCCAGGACATACCTCACCAAATCCTCCACCCCGCCTCCGGGGTGTCCTCTCGTTGACGCCGCTCGCGCAGCTCGAGGAGGGCCGACAACAGCGTCATGTCCCCCAACTCCCGGACCTCCTCGATCAACCGTTCCAACTGCTCCCTCGTTACCCGCACCGTTACGCTTAGGCCTGAGTGACCTTGGCCTGAGTGGCCTTGGCCTGAGTGGCCCTGTAGACCCGAACCTCCTGACCCACGTCTCGAGAGGAGAGGCTCCCCTCACACGACGGACAGGAGGTTCGGGCCTTCAGCCAGTGGACCGGACCGGTCGTCTCCCACCCACAGGAACAGGAGAGCAGGACGTGCGAGGAGAGCTCGCGGTCCAGGGAGAGGGCCAGGCCGTGACGTCGTTCGTAGGCCACCACCGTGGCCTTGCACGCCTCCTCGGCGCCCTCTCCCAGCTGGACGAGCAGCGTGCCCTTAGAGTAACGAGCGCTCACCGCGCCCCTCTCCACCGGTCGTTGCAGGATCACGCCGCCGCTCCTTGCTTCTCACCACCCCGCAGGATCACGCCACCGCTCCTTGCTTCTCACCACCGCCGCCACCCTCGAACGCCTCGAGGACCTCCCTCACGGCCTTGTCGAGCTCCTCCTGGACGTCCTTCGCCTCGCGTCCCGCAAGACGACCGGCGTACTTCCCGGGGAGCGCGAGGAGCTTCGCCCTCACGACGGCGATCCGCTCCAGTCGCTGCTCCTGGACGACCTCGCGGCTCATGAACTTCCCCTGCTTCACCCGCAGGTCGTGGCGGTGCTTGTCCGCCATCGCCTGCTCCTTGGCCACCCGCGCCTGAACGAGGGCGTCGCGAAGCTCTGGGGCCACCCGCTTGTTGGTGTAGGCCCCTCGGACCGACCCAGCTCCACCGTCGTGCGCCTCGACCCACTCCTTCAGGGCCTGAAGGTCGTAGAGGTTACCGGTGGTCGAGGGGATGTACCGTCTGAACCCACGAGAGACGAAGCTCGCGACCCTGTCCAGCGGGATGCCGAACTCCGCCGCGACCTCCTCTCGAGTCGCCCACTTGTCGCTCATTTGAACCTCTGTTAGGGCCCCGCCCTAACAAAACTAACCCCTACCCAAACTGGCCGATTCAACGCTTACCACCGAGGTGGGGCCGGCCTGAATGCACTGAATTTCGCCTCTTCTTCTATAAAGAGTATAGCCCCTAAGGGGTAAGACTGAATGAGTGCATTTCCCTATTACTCCTTACACCCTTTTAATAATTTTTTTTAACTAAGGTTAAAAAAAAGAGAGTTAGTTACTTATTCTTCTTCCACAAGCCCTTGATTCTATTGAGTTTACGTAGAGTCAAATCCACTTGACGAAGGTAAAGTCCGTAGAAGG